GAATTTGGGTCTTTTGCTGCTTTAGGGAATTGTTTCATTTGACCAGCAGAACGTGCACAGAAAGATTTTCTTCTCTTCGCAGCTTTACTTCCTGGCTTCACTTTTCCAGTGACTGCGGTCTTTAACTTCGAACCAGGGTTTTCAGCTCTGTAGCGTTTAACACCTGCTTTAGTCATTCCCGCCCCACTTTTGGTGGAGCGGAAATATTTTTTAGTTTTTGGTGGTTGTTTATCTGCCATTATGTGTAGAAAACATTTACCGTACAGTTGACTGTAGTTACATTGAGGTTAGATGTAAATAATACACCTTGTTCAGGTATACTCATTGATACATCTGAAGTGCCTCCTGTCACTGCTACGTTAAACACAGCAGATCCGCCATCATTAAAGGTGACAGTTCCATTACTAGCCCCAGGACCAATAATAAAACCTTTTAATCTTGATCTACCTGCAAACACAGTAGTAGTTGCGTTTGCTGCAGCACCTTTAACTTGAATATCACTATCGAAGGCCATTGCTTACCTCCTTACGCTGTTGCAGTTGCACCAGTATCAACTCTGATCCAGTTTGATCCGTCTGAAAATACTAAGTTGCCTGTACCATTACCTGCTGTTTCAGATGCTTTTAATGCATCTGTACAAAAGATGATACGACCTGTGCTTGCTGAAGCAGTTGGTAGACTAGCGAATGCTATTCCAGTTGATGTGAAACCGTTATCTGATGTAACTGGTCCACTAAAAGTTGTATTTGCCATATTAAACCTCCATGGTTGTATAGACCTCGTTACATAGTCTCTATACCGTCTGCTAGCTCAGTCTATGTAACTTGTTATGCTAGTTCTTAATTTGTACCATAAAAAAAGGGGGCATAAAAGCCCCCTAATTAATTGTTATACGTTAGTTAGATTATGCTGCACCTGGTGAACCAAATACACATCTAGGATCTGAGAAACCGAATGAGTATCTCTCTCTAGCTTTGTATCTTACGTTACCAGTGTCAAAGTCACCTTCCATAGATGTTCTAATTGGTGATCTTTGGAACAACTTAAATCCATTTGGAATGTCAGTCTTGATAAAGAATGCATCTGGATCTGTTAAGTAGTGGTTTACAACATATCCCTCAGGAATCATACCCATGTTTTTCATGGCGTTGATGTCATTATCTGCTGTTGCAACTCTTAACTGTGACTGTGTTAGTCTTTCAGCTACGAATTGTAACTCAGAAGGAATGATCAACTTTCTTCCTTGAGTTGAAATTAATAAACCTCTCTCATCAGTAAATGCTGCGATATCAATCAGAGCTTGTTCCAATGAAGTTTCGTTTAGGTCAGCAGCAGTTGCTAATTCGTTAGAAAGAGTTCCTGCTACAAGTGGGTGTGCAGTAGAGCAAAGTTCTACACCGTCACCACCAGCAAAGTTAGAATCAAACGCATTATTTAATACGTTTGCAGCTTTAACTTGCTTTGTGTTTGCCATGGAACGAGCAAGAGCTTTTGTGTATCTTGCTGAGATTCTGTCATAAAGATTATCTTCAACAGCTTCCTCAGTGATTGCAAAACCTAATGCAATTGTTTCATGTGTGTAACGAGCAGTGAAAGTTTCTGTTGCATTGTCATAGACAATAGATCCACCTTCTGATTTTACTCTAGCATTACCAAAACCTGATAACATTACTTCTTCTTCGAATGCTCGATCTGAAGTTTCTGTTTCAAATATTTGTGAATGCTCTGCATCATAACGTCCGTACTCCAGGCCAAATAGTGCGTTTAGACCTGGCTCTAACTCTTTAACGAGTTGACTTCTAGATATAGCCATAGTTTAACCTCCTATATACCTGTTGTGTCTGTTAGTGAGTGTAAGTTAATTTTAACTTGGATTGCTGCATTTGCTGCAGTGTAATCTGAGTTATCAACATCAGTTGATAAACCTACAACTCTAAAGTTTGCTCCAGCGTCAGTAGTAAAACTACCACCATCAACTACTACGTTAGAAATTCCATCAGTGGAAGATCCTGCAGAGTAAGTTGCAATGTTGCAGTTTGTACCAACTTGCGCTTGACCAGCGTTAGTATCGTCAACTTTAACCTCAAATACTACATTTGGGTCATCGATGACATATGCTTTAATATCGTCTGCTGCGACGCTTCCTGGGTAATGATTACTCCAAGTAGGCTTTCCTGTAGTTGGATCAGTATACTCACAACCATTAAAAATACCAATAAGTTCAGCACCAGCAGTAGAACCGACATCAATAGCACCGTTAGCTACCAGAATAACTGGGTCGCCTTGATATATTGCGGATCCTTCGTTATTGCCGATTTTGTACTCATTCTGGCCTTGACCATTATAAGCAGCACCGAGCATTTTAACGGGTCTAAATCCGTAATATCCAGCTTGATTTGCCATAGTTCATCTCCTTTATAGTTTAAGTGTTCTTTTAGTTGTTCTTTTTAGAACCTCCAAAAGATACACGACTCTGCCTATCTGCGTTGATAGGCATGCTTGGATGTTGTTCTCTCAGCGGATCATCTTCCCAGGCTTGAGTCTGTTGATCAGTCTTTCGCCTGTAATGAGCATTACGCTCATCAACTGTTTCCGCTGGCATTCTTGCCAATAGCAAGTCACCCACGCTGATGACACCCTCATAAGATTTGATGTTTCCGTTGTAAGCAGAGTATAGACCGGAAGTATATTCGTCAGCTCTGACGAGTTCCCAGCCCTCTCTGAGGCGAGCGGTGATATTTTTAGTATCATCTGCCCCATTTACACGATGACGGAGCCATCTTTGCTTATATCCATCAGGACATGGTGGTGCGTCTAATTGAGACGGTGGCGCCCAAGGTTTTCTTCGTTCCTCAGTTGCCCTTGTTTGTGCACTTCTTGGTGTTTTATTATCTGTCATTTTGTACCTCCTTAAACGTACTTAGCATATTCAGCTAAGGGAACCCCTAGCTTATTTGCTATTTTTACTTGACTAGGAGTCAACTTAACAGACTTGCGCCCACTGGTTGCAGACCTTGATGCAGAAGCAACAGGTTGGGCGATTTTGTTGCTTCGTGTTGTCTGATCCGAACCCTTCGAAAAGGACTCTGGAAACTTGTTTTTAACCCTATTAGTCAATTCATCATAATAGTCATCGGACTCAGTGTCAAACCCTTCTGCCACTAATCCACGATGTATTCTTTGAGCATATTCAGTCATATCCTCATCACTTCTAAACCAAGGATTTTGTTCAGCCCATGCTAATGCTTTATTAGAGGGTTGTGGTCTAGCTTGTTGAGGTTGTTGAGCATAAGCTTGTTGCTCTTGCTCTAACTGTTTTTGGAACTCTTCGTACTCACGTTCTTTCTTAGATTTAGTAACTCTAATTCTTTCCGCTTCTAAATCTAATTTTGTCAAAGCTTGTCTAGCTTCTTCTTCCTGTTGATAGTCACCCGCTTCACGAGCAGCAATCAAATTCTGACGAGCTAAATCAGCAGCCATTTTATTTCTGACTTCACTTTCAGACATATAACCTTTGTCAATGTCGTAAGTTTTTTTCTTATTTTCAGAAAGTTCTTTTTGAACGTTTTGAGCGAACTGAAGAGCGGCTTCTTTTTCTCTTTCAGCTTCTCGAAGTTTCCAAGTCATTTTGTCAATTCTTTTTTTGACTTTATCGGAATATTGATCCATTTCATCAGATTGCTCATCTTGAACTTCAACGTTAGGTTGAAGTGGATCTTTTTCTTCGGTTTTCACATTTTCGAAATTTTCTGGTTTAACTGAACCATGAGACTTATCCTCAAGTTCTATTTCAGCTCCTTCACCAGAAACATCTAGATCAACCATTTTATCTTTTTGAGCAGAAGTTATTTCTGTTTGCATGGTACCTCCATGTTATATTATTGTTAGTATGTCCTCTGGGTTATCAACGGTGCCGAGAATCTCGTCATCATTAAGTAACCGTACTTCCCCTCCATCTATCTTTAGTCTTGATCCTGCGTATCTGCCAAACACAACCCAATCACCTTGTTTACACCAAGGTCCATTGGGAAACTTTTCTTTATCCTGATATGCATCAGGTCCAAGTGCCATTACCAACGCAACACTTGCTGTTAATTGTGAATCTTCCAATGTTTTATCTGTAAGAATCACTCCACCTTTGGTTTTTTCTTTTGCCTTAAAAGGTAATACAAGAATTCTCCAGCCAGATGGTTTTGGTAATTTATCTAATTCAGTTCTATCTGAACTTAACCCTGCGCTTGGGTTTTCTAATTTCTTTTTTATGTGATCGGGCACATATAATGTCTTAGTCATCAAATTTCTCCTCTTTTTCCAGCAGGCGAGAAAGCTCCTGTTGGCACATGTCAAGCATGTGTATCTTTCCTAAAATATACTTGTAATCTTCCATTTTTTCAACCCCTTGAGTAAGATTTTCAAGTAATGTTTCTCTTGCTTTTTTTAATTCTTCTTTGAAGTTAAATATTACAAAAACACTCATGCGTATGCATTAACTCCTGGTATACGTTTCTCAAATACTTTGTTGGCATTTCCTTTTGAACAATACCATGTTTGTTCTATAGCTCGATTAGCGCCAAAATTAGGTATGTTAAGTTGTGTAAATCCATCTTTAACAGCCTGCGCAACAGAATTAAGTAAGTAATCATCACCAACCATTGTTCCGTTTTCTTTTAACTTTGGCCACCAGTTTAAAATATCATCTTGAACTGCATCATATTCATGAGCACCATCAACCATGACATAATCAATAGAATTGTCTTCAAACATATCTAATATTCTTTGTTCATCTGATCTACCTTGACAGACATTAACCATATTTCGTCCAATAAAGTATTGAAGGTTTTCCTTAAAGATAGATGAAAAATCATTAGGTAGTTTTATATTAGCGTGTTCTGTAGAACCCTGAAAAGTATCAACAGAATATATTTTTACATTTTCTTTTCCTGCGTTTACTAAAGAGGTAGCTAAGTAATGTGTAGAACGACCTAAGAAAGATCCAATTTCTACAATCTTTCCATCTTCCGGTATTTGATCGACAATAATGTCGTAAGTTTCAGAATAGTTAAACCATCCTGGTA